AGTCTCTGTAGCGTGTTCTGTTAGCGTTCTAATCTCTGAGGCATCTACAGATGTAGAATTTTCAGAATCGTGCTTAAAAACACCCCCATTTGATATCTGGTAAGCTGCATATGGTATGTAAGCAGCCTGTGTGTACCAAATAAGCATTGGTTTAATATATGTATTGACTAGTGTTAAATAGTTGCCACCAAGAGAGTCATTTAGTATATCGTTCTGTAATTTATCATATAACTTAGTGCCTAAATACGTTTGTATGTTAGTGTCTTGAGCAACCTCAATGAATTGAATTAATTTGTCAGCATCAATATTTCCATCAAATATGGATTTTCGCTTTAACTCAACAACTGTAATAAATAATGCTTTCATATTTTTATTCTTCTTCTGTAGGTTCTACTTCTACTTCTATATCTAAAGTTTCTTCCTCAGATAACTCAACTTTGTCTGAAGACAACTTCTCACCAGTCTCTTCCTCTCTTTTAATTTTAGTTGCAATATTATCCAACTCAGTAAACTCAATTGGCTGAAGAGTTGTGAAATATAAGTCAAGCATAATACCGTTAAACGCAAGTAATTCTTTGAATGCATCAATAAGTAATGTCTGAAATGGTCTAATAACTATATTGTCCATAAGGATAGATGCAGTTCTAAGTTCCTCTGCATTATTACCAAACCCTGTATTATCTTTAATACCTAATAATATAGGTGATACAACACCGTGTCCAATCATAATCTTCTCTCTACTTTCTTTTGCAAGGAAATCATATTGTGCGTGTGCATCTGGCAAATGAATGGGTTCTACAGAAGCTTGTGCCTCTGAACTCTCATTAAATGCTAATATAAATCTACCTGCATTAGATGACCCACTGAATTTATCATATATCTTTCTCTCTATAATCTCTTGAATCTCATCTGTAGGTATTCCATTATTAAAGTTCAATAGTAAAGATGGTTGTAAACCATTCTTAATATTATTGAGGTGATAATTAGAAACCTCTTCCTCTAAAGAACAATACTGTAAACATCCTTGATAATCTACAGGTGAATAATAATAGAATCCTGCTCTATATGGTTTTATGCAATATATCTCTATATTCTCACCTCTAGAGCCGTTCTTAAATGAAGGTATTCTTTTAGGTTTATCACTAGGTTTAATATTGGACCAGTCAGGATGATAATAATATCCTTTTACCTTACCATCTTTAGCCTTTTCAGCCCTTAATGTTTCCATAGGGAAGTGATAAAGACCTGATATTTCTTTCTTACCTTTCTTATAGACAACCTGTACGGTAGCTTGACCTAACATTTTAAGGTCATTAACTATTCTCTTAACGTCTGACGATTTCAATATAGCCTGCATCTTTCCAAACATCTCAGGCTTCTCTGTTGAATCTGTTGCGTTTAAACCTCTACCATAAATCATATCAACGATACCATTGATACATCTTGAGTTTGTTGGACTACCTAAATATCTCTCTATAAGTTCAGAGAAATAATCATTATCATCACCATAATCAACCCAATCATTTCTAGTGCTTTCCGTAACCTTTGGTATCTCGTAACCAGATAGATTTAAAACCCTCATACTGTTATTGACCTCTTTCTTAGGTGTAGCGATTGGTCTATGTCTTTTAATATTCTTTCTACTCATATTATTAAATATTGTTGCTCTCCATCTGAGGTCATTAAGTCAGCTCTTAGCAATGTTGAATCAGTTGATATTAAAGATGAATCAACAGAGAATGGTTGTGCATATGAATTATATAAATTTGCATTTAAAGTGTGAGATATAGTTCTATCATCTTGAGCTGTACAGTATATCTTATCTCTATAGAGTAATGTATTGTTCTGCTTAATCTCTAAAGAATAAGAAATGTCTGCCGATAAAATACTAAACGGACACTCAACCTCTAAAAAGTTACCATTTCTTGTAGATGTTAAGCCATAAACAGACTCAACCTTTCTGGTTCCATCCTCCTTTATAACAACAGATAAATCCGAAGCTAAGATGTATTCTCTAGGAATAAAACTTATGGTTTGAGTACTTGTATTTGGTAATAACCTTATCATATAAGTATAACTAGAAAAGGTGATTTATGTTCAAAAAAATAGGGTTACATTTCTGCAACCCTATCAATCATCAAATGAATACTATTAAGAGTTAGTTCCCTCAGTAATAGTTACAGTTGCAGAACTCATTCCTGCGAATGGGTCAGCAGCAGTAGGTGAAGAAACGAAGTTAGCAGGTTTTAACTCCATACCAGACAACGTAAGTGTATATCCACTTAAATCTCCCATAGCAGCTCCTGTAACGATAGTTCCTCCAGACACATCAGCTCCGTGCTCAAGACCCATAAGGAATACATTTCCATTATAGTCTTCAACAGCAACGTGAGGTCTTCCGTAAGCTAATAGCTTAATCTCTTTGTGGTCCTCTTTAGACAACTTCTTTAGAGTTAAGTTTAGCGTTTGCTCAAAGAATGTTGTACCATTCTCTCTTGAAGATGTGACGTTTTGCTCAAAGCTACTAGCACCCTTCAGTTCATATTTGAAAGCAGTGAAAGTTCCTGATAAATCTGTAATCTCATCGTCAGTCTCAGTTACAGTACCTAAATCGCCAAAATCAACGAAATATACTGCTCTAAGACCTCCAACTACATCTTTACAAGGTTCTTTTCTACCCTTAGTTAAATCACAAGCCATATTTTTAGTATTAAAAAAGGGTGAGTAGGCTCATTTGGCTCACCCACCCCTCTTAGTTAATTAATTAATTATTATAGTCCTAAACCGTAAGAAACGATGTCACTTACGTTTCCGTACTGTACACCTGCTGTAAATCTCATTACAACTCTCACATTTTGAGAACCGTCTAAGTCAGCCATATCAATAACTTTAACTTGGTTTGCGTCTGATAAAAGACCAGTACCAAAATAAAGGTTAGATGTCTCAGCAGCAATAGAAGCATTATCAGCAAGTCCATTAGCTACGAACAAAGGAATACCTTGAAAGTTCATTTCTGTTTGACCTACGTTATATAAATCTCTATAACCTAAAGCAGCTTGTGCAGCAACATAAGCCTTAGCAATGTTTTGAGAGATATAGATTTTCAAATCTTCTTTCCCATAAACAGCAGAAGGAATAGCATCTACGATAGAGGTAATTTCTGCAATTACATTTGAAGCAGTTACAGCTTGTCCTGTAATTTTAGTAGAACCTGTGTGAGCAGCATCAGCACCTAACAAAGTAGTTAGACCATCAAACTGTCCGCTTGTAGAAGTATCACCTTCCCAGATAGAAGTCTCAGTTCTCTGAGCTACTTTAGCAGCAACGTGAGAGATTAAGAAATCAGCAAATGAAGGAGGTAGATTGTCAAAAGCAGAATATCCCATAGAGATAGCTTCCCAATCAGAGTGAAAGTCTTTCTTACATAATTGCAAGTTAACTTGTTGCTCTTCTGGCTGAAGAATTCTTTCAGTAAGAGTTAATGTAGATGTTGCATCAAAATCACAAGATGCATCTTTTACGATGTCATCAGTAGCTACGTTTTTAAGTACCTCTTTGAATTTGATATTTGGCTTAACAGTAATACCACCTTTAGAGATAGTAGTACCTTCTAGTAATGCAGCAGAAATGTACTTTCCTGCAAACTCCCCTGCATAAGTAGTAGTAATTGATGTAGTTGTTGGCATTTTATTTAAATTTGATTGTTAGTTATTTACTTAGTCTAGCTAAAACCCTGTCAAGAGTTGTTTTTGCTGCGTTCTGAGAATATAAATGTAGATTTCTACTCTCTGTTGCATTTTCTGGGCTGTGAGTTAAAGGTGCTTCATCAGCAGAAAGTTCTTCAGGAACTTCTTGCTTAGACTCTTCTTTAGCCTCTAATTGACCCATCATTTTTTCAACCATAGCTCTAACTTCCGCTAGTTCTTCTTTGGTTGCATAAGACATTTCGGCTTCAGGCTCCATAGCCTCAACCTCTTCATTAGCTTCTACTTCCGTAGACTCTTCTAGTTGTACTTCTTCCTCTTCTTTTACTTCGTCAGTGTTCGCTTCAAGCTGTACCTCTTCCTGTACTTCTTCTTGCACTTCATTTTGTGCAATATCTTGAGTTTCCACCTCTTCAGTTGAAGACAAAAGCACGTCCTTTAGTTTAGAAACGATTTCTGTTGCTTTCATAAAAATTGATGTTTATAATTATTACTGATTAAAATTAAATTGTTGTATTTTCAACTACTAGTGTTGGTTATTGTCACTGTTGTATCAACAATTGTTATGTTAGAAGAGCCTTGAGATACTACTTCAGTAGAAGAGTTAGATGCAGAAGACTCTGTGTCTATATTAGTTATGGTACCTGCTGAATCTGTTTCCCCTAATGTTATAGAGCCAATCCCTTGAGCCTGTAAACTGCCATCACAGCAATCTTTAGAATACCTTCTACCATCCTTACATAGACAGCCTCTAGTACCTCCTTTAGGAGATGAATAACTAGGTGTTTCTTTATTTCTCTTCATATGTGGTGCGTTTTATATAAGAATGTTAGTATAAGGTTCCGTTTTGTGTTCGTTGGATAAAATATATGATATCCCAAACCATAGAAGTATCACCAACAGAGGTGAACTTTAATTGAACTCCATCATTAACAAATAATGAGTCAGTGTAGTATTGTGCTATTATATTTTCAGAATGTTCTTCATTGTTACCCTTAGGAAATGCTATAGTACCAGAAACTCTAGATATCTGACCTGAACCTTCAAGATTATATTCTAAATAGGTTTGATTTGCATTCGGAGCTTGAGCCTTAAATGCAATTGTTATCATATATACATCATTTTCGTTTACACCTAATATTTTTTGACTAGATGAATCGTAAAAATTTATACTAGAATGACTCTTGACTATATTTCCTGCATTATTAGGAAGTACGATTTCTGCATCCTGAATTAAATTAAGTTTATTACCGCTTGTATAGACAGTATCGTCATATCTAGCCCATCCTGCACTTGATATGCTTTGCTGTGGATAAACAATTACGTTTCTACCGTTATGCCCCATATATAGAGCATCATCGGTACGCATCATCGCACCATTCTCTATGTTTACATTTGAAACCACACTCTCAGTAGTATCTTGAACGTGGACTCTATACGAAGTGTTCTTATTTGTACTCATATTTACTGCTTAGGTACACAGTTAGGTACCTTTCTACCGTTTTTAGTTTTAAATCCGACCATTTCATACCCTTCTTGACAAGGGTTTACATCCTCTAACTTTTCTAGTCCTTTAAGTTTAGACTCAGTCCAGTTAAGCATACTTTTACCTCCCCATAACAAGTAACTTATAGTTCCGCAAGCCTCTGGCTTACTAGGGTCATAATATTCAGCAGCTCTACTTAAATAAGAGTATATTCTCTTTAATGTAGACACTGTAAACTTCTCTTTTCTCTCAAGCTGTCTAGCTCTAACCTTCCCTACTTGAGTTGCACACTTATTACCTAGTTCTTTATTCCTTTTTATACCTAACTTAGCATTATTAGATGCAGATTCAGGATATCCTCCATAAGACTCTAACTCTACCTCTTCAGATAGCGTTTCTAAGGCTTCTAGGAGCTCGTATTCAGCGTTTAATTCTTCTAGGCACTCCGAACATAGACTTTCTGGTAAAGACTCCTTAGGACGCTCCATTTTGTCTGCAAAGTACCCTTCAATAGAGAATCCTTTTACCTCACCTGCCTTAACTTGATTCCAAACATCGTCATTATTGACCTTTACAGACACCATCCAAGTGCCTACAGGTAAATCAAAGTCATATTTTCTAGATTTATCTTTAGTTTCATCTTCTATAATCCAAGATTCAACTACAGACATACCCTGTAGCTCTATATTGTGTTCTAGAGTACTATTATTTTGATTACCATTCATTAAAAACAGTTCAGAAGCCTTTCTAACTGTATCTTCAGAGAAGAATATGTAATATTCCTCCTTACCGCTGTTTCTATATATCTTTTTATTAGGAATTAGGGCTGCACCCATCAAAATTCGCTTTTCTTTATCTACTTCAGCTAATTTTACTTCCTTATGCTCCTTTAGAGCTATAAAATCCTCTTCTATAGCAGGATTCTCTACGACTGAGATAGCTTCAATACCGCTAAACTCGTTTTCTTCGTCAATAATAAGTTCTATGATACGTTCCATATATAATTAACTATTTTGATTGCATTCGTTTTAGTTTTACCCTAAAGAACTTGTTGTTGTGATTGTTCTATCAAGGTCATTGGCATTCTTAATATCCTTATGCACTACAAAAGCCCTTAAAGGTTGTGTTTGCTGTTGAGATACGGATTGTGCTAACTGTGATTCAGGGGATGCACCGACTACATTGAAGTCTGGGGCTTCTACACCACCTGCCCCGACACCTCCACCTCCTATTGCAGGTGCCCCTAACGCGCTTATGGCTGATTGAGCCTTTTTTCTTGCTGCAACTATAGAGGCTATTATGCCACCTATGCTTATTGCAAAAGCTGCTATTCCATAAGGTCCTAACGCCTTAACAAAAGCACCTAAAGACATATTTGCTGCACCAACACTAGCAGCTCCATCAAGAACTATTTGCTCGGCAGTAGCTTTAGCTTTAGCTACCTTCTCTGCTATAAGTAACGTTTGCTTTACGGTAAATAAATCTCTCTCTAATTTTATCTTTGCTATCTGAGCCTTTCTCTCTCTCTTTTCTATATCTTCTATGGCTTTTGCCTGTGCAGCTCCAGTTATTTTACCTGAATTTAATATATAATCTCTTTCCCTCTTTAGAGCTTCCATTCTAGCATCATTGTAAGAAAGAAAAACATCACCAACTTGACTTAACGCCTCTTTTGATGCTTTAATTACTGACATAACATCTTTTAGCTCTTGCTTTATAGCGTCTAATCTTCTCTTCTTGTTAGCAGCAATAGCTTTTTGTGTTTCTGTTTCTACAGCTTTATTTATTTCACTTGCAAAAAACTTTATTATTGGCTCCAATTGTTTGATTGATGCACCTAAAAGTCTAGCCTGTCTTAAAACAGCATCTCTTTGAACTTTCAGCAATTCAGCTCTAGATATAGCTTCAGATTCTTTAAGTTTTTGTTTATATTTATCTAGAAGCTCAGCAAGTTTATCAACCGTTTTCTTAGTACTTTTATTTGTACTAGCAAAGACTTGTGGAGTGCTTCTCATTATATCTTTAATCTCTTCAGAAGCTAGGTCTCTTAATTTTATTGCCTGTTGTATTGTTTTGTTTTGACTTGCAAATGCACTTTCTGCAAGTTTTGCGCCAGAGGCTTGAGCATTTCCCATTCCCATAACAAATGCTTTTGCAAAATCCAAGAAAGAGGCATATTGCTCTGCACTTTGGTTTTGAATATTAGCTTGTGCTTCAAATATTTTCTCAGACTCTTTAACTACTATATTCGTTAATGCTTGTACCTTAGCTCTTGCTACAAGTAATTCCGTTTGTTTTCTTATAGCTGCAGAGGTTTCCTCTGTATTTATCTTTTCTAAGGTAAGATTCCCCAAATACTCAGGATAAGATTCATTTATTTTGTTAACAGCATCTTGTCTGTCTTTTCTTAATAATGACTCATCTTTTGCAATATCAACTAATAACTCTAATTCACCCACTTCACCTCCAACTGCCTTAGCTCCATCTACTAATGCAGAATTTAAAGCCTGAACCTCTTTACTGAATAGACTTATAGATAGATTACCCCCCTCAAGTAAAGTAATTAATGTTTGTATTACTATTACAATACCTAAAGGACCCATAAGAACGTTCCATAGAGCTCTCATACCGTTTGCAAGTCCTCCAGTAGTAGAAATTAAAGTAACGAACAAAGAAGATAGCTGCTGTAAGTTATTTGCCATACCTCTAATACCATAATTAGCATCAGATATAGTCCTACCTAATTCAGTTACTGTAGCACCTGCCAAACCAGTCTTGTCAATCATAGGATTAAGACCTTGCTTGTTGGTTTTATCAAGTTCTGCATTTAAAGATTTAAGGGCAGTTTTAGCTTTTACGAAGCCTTTGGTTATACCTTCAATCTTAACCTTACCTTTATCGTTTATCTCTACTTCGTATATTACCTGTTTTCTAGTATCAGCCATTTATTCTTCGTTTTACAGATTCTTTTAATTCCTTTATTTTTGTAGGGGTTTTGTATTTACCCTTAGCTATGTCTATGATTGGGTCAACTCCATAAAAATCCTCAGTCTTCAATAAGTCTATTATTTCTCTTATCATTCTACTATCTCGTTTGAAAATATGTTTAACAATTCTATATCTGATTTACCTGTATTAAGATTCATCGTTATTGAGTTGATTCTAAAAATTCTATTCTGTATCCTTATTTGGTCGTTCAATTTTAAGTTTACAATTATCCTTGTTGGCAAATGTGCTGTCACATTAAATATCCTTTTAGCAGGATTAAATACACTTTCCACATAAGTCTTGTAAAACAGATTATATAGTGAATTACTATTCTCCCCATAATTAATACTTTGCCATTCATCAAACTCTTGGTCAAAGTTTATTGTATATGTCGGAGGAGTTGATGTATTCCCGCTATCACTAGCATTTGACGGTCTCCAATAACTAGTTAGTGCTGTTGAAGGACTAGTTGAAATCCAATTTATTCTACCACTCCTAAAAGAATTAGCATTACTAGCTTGAGGAAGATTATCTTCGTGTATAGCATAAAACAACAAAGGTTGTATAGAAGTTTTGTCATAGTCGCCTGTAGGAGGGCTTACACTATTATCTGCTTTAAACTGACCTCCCGCACAATATCCCCATTGTATAACTGTGCTTGTAGTTGCGTTTACACCTAGATTTTGACCTAAATCAACAAGTCTTTCATATTTCATATGCGAGAAAGGAACATCAATATCATATTTAGTCCCCCTGTCTATCTCATCAGGAAAAGCCCTTTTCACATTAAATTCAGCATTACCAAACACTTCATTAAATTGTTCAAAGTGGTTATTCATTAATACAGTGTTAGTCTCTTGATATTTAAAATTAATATCAGTGAATGGCAATAGAGAGTTGACTGTATGCTCTGTTATGTCCAAATAATCATCTATATCAACCAAACCGCCTAGTCTATTGTTTAAGGCATCTTCATAGTAATTATCTAATGTGTCTACATATATTTTACCATAATCACTATCTGAAACATCATCTATGTAGTATGCTGTTAGGTTGAACATCTTAAATATACCAGTAAGAAAGTCTATCACTTTCATTTTTGGCAACCTGTCTATAACTAATAATTCAAAATCAGTGGTTTGATTTGTGGTTGTGGAATAGTAGCTATCTACAGCAGCAGCAGGTGGGTTGAAGTAGTTTATTTCTAAAACAGCAGATGATATAGTCATTTCGCTTTTACTCTGTATCTCTATTTCATAAATATCAGTTTCATTAACTCCCGCAGGCTCATAATTTGATGCTGTATAATCAAATACACCATCGCCTAAACCACTTTCAGTTCTTTGATTACCTTTAGTTTTATTTCTAAAAACTACAGTATATGGTATGTTTTGATTAGAAACAGTTACATCTAATGAAAATAAGGTTTGTTGACCAATATGATTTACACTTATATCACTACCGCTAAAAGTGTAAAAAGCAGAATCAACTCCACTAGAATAAGTGTAGCCAGATAATTTATGTGAAAACAAATATGGTTCGTCATCTTCTACATCAGCGATTTCACCTTCTTTACTGTTAATCCAAAAGTAAAGATTATCGAACACATCAGAGCTAAAGAAATCTCTAGTAAATAAAAGATTGTATTGTGACTCTATAGCCTCTATGATATGTATACATCTTATGGCAGGCTTTAAGTCAGTGTACTCTAAACCTCTATCAGTAGACAAAGAACTTGGTGAATTAGATTCATCACAATATAAATTACCAGTTGAATTAAGGAAATTATACAAAGCCATCTCTGCATCAGAATCAGAGTTAAAGAATAATCTCTTTTTTGATGTTATCAGTGGATATATGATAGAATTAGTTTGACTGTTTAAGTTGAGACCTGTAGTTAATCCAGTCCTTACATTAGATTCACTATAATCGTGATTGTAATTTGAAAGGTCAGCCAAGTTGGTTAATTCATCATCACCCATCAAATCCCTAAGTGACACTGTATTACCATAGAATATAAGCTCATAAGCATAAGCCTTATTCATTCTCATCTTTACACTATTAAGTGCTATTTTACCTACTCTAAAAGGGCTGTAGTTTATTTGTATTTGAGCGGACTTCTTCTTTCTAGAGTCAAAAGCACCTCCAGTTATACTGTAGTTGTAATAATGTCTAAATATCTTATTATTTGTTTTAGATGCAGGAACTGTAAATGTCTGAGAATAATCAGTGAAAACTTTACCAATATCCTTAATATCTTTAATGGTGGAAGTAAGTTGTATTATCTCATCATTGAACAAATCAAGTTCAACACCCTCAACATATAATTGTACCTTTTGCATTATCTAATTATGTTAGATTCGTTAAACGCATATTTAAAGTCAACAGTGAAGTTGATTAACTTGTCATTTAAAACTGTCTTATAATTTAAGTTTTGATTAGACGGTATCACAGGATATGCATCACCATCTTCTACAATCCATATATTCTCAGATAACATTAATTGTTGAATTGTTTCAGTATACTCCTCTTGAACAAAACCAGTGTTTAGTTTTAGTTTCTTAGTTGACCTTAAGTCAATAATAGAATTGGCAGCCTTATTAGTAGAATATGTAGATGTCAAGTTAGAGTCAACAGTTACAGTACTTCTATTATACTCTTCTTTAGTAAAGTCTATTGAATCTGTTCTCTTCTTGAAGAACCACAAATCCTGTATCACCCCATATTTGTTTAGGAATGCTATCTTATATGGTTCGAATTTAGGTTCACACACAGGTTTTACATATATAGTTTCTGTGGTGGAATCATCTTTGGTTAACGTTGCATAATCTATATCGTCAGAGTTCCTGACATAGTAAATCAAATCATTAGGAAATTCATTAACTAAAGTATCTATAATATTATAGTTTACATTAGATATTAAATTACCATCCTTATATAATTTAACATTATTAACTCCATCTGTACCTAAGAATATAGGTATAGATATACTCTCCCCTTCTGGAACATAAATACAAGTATTATCCATTTGTTTACCAGTACCTAAAGATGGGTTTATACCATCACCAAAATAACCATACCCTTGAACACCTAGACCAAACCCTGTTTGTGTGCTAGGACTTGCATCACTAAATGTTTTAGTTATTGTCCATTCAACCCATACAGCAGTAGATATAGTATTGTAATTGTTAGTGAACGTAGGTTCAATATAATCTTTAAACAACTCAGATATTTCAAACTGAACATTATTCTCTGTACCTATAGGCTGTTTGACTATCGTGTATGTTGGGGTGCTTGGTTTCTGTAATGAAAACGCACCATCCCAAACCTTTATATCTAATTGAGCCTGTGTTAAAGTTGCCATATCTTTTTATATATTACTTAAAATTATTGTTTTGTGATACATATTATTCGGTGTCATCAAAATGAAGAGTAGCTTGTGCTACTGCTGTTGTTGTTCCTCTTGCGTATATCCTAACTCTTGATGTTGCATCACCTCCACTCTCTAAATCACCTTTTATTGTTACTTGATGAACCTGCAAAACACCTGAATTATTTTCTGTAGGACTAATACTACTAACTACATCTTGATTTAATACAACTGTAGTCCCAACATAATAAGAACCATCAGCATCAACCTCTAGGTCTACTACATTGTTTATCGCTACATCAATTTGACTAGGAACAGATAACCAAGTCGTGCTAGGTTGTATTCTATACCTTAACGATGCTGTTGTGGCAGGAGATATCACTGGGCTACCTGTATAAGATACAGTCGCAGAAACATCACCACTTTGAATTTGCCCTGTAACTACTACAGTTAAAGTACTGCTAGTGTAACCTGTGACGTTAACACTAACTCCAACACCACTAGTAACTGTTGGTTGTGTTATATTGCCAGTTCCAGTGAATGTATATCCAGATATAGCAGTATAGACTATTGTATATTTATAATTCTCACCAGACGTTCCAAGAGGTGTAAGTGTAGAAGTGGTGTTACTACCATCCCTTGAAGCAGGGTATGATGAAGATGTATCTGGTGTTACAGTTGAGGTTACAAATGAAACATCTCCACTTGAAGTTTGTGTCGCTGAAGGTAAAGATATTGTTGTTGCATAATTTTCTGTAGTATCAACCGTTAAATAAAAACTATAAGTGTGGTTTCCATCATTAGTTGAATCAGGAAAATTACCTCCAAATGTTATGTTCATAACATCTCCATTTAAAGTTTTACCTAAAGTATATTGGCTAGATACATTTGTACTCCCTTCATATAAAGCTATACTTGTAACTTGATTTACTGAAGTCCACTCCCCAACATTGTTAGTCAATAGTAACGAAACCGTAGGTATAGTAGAGCTACAAGCACCAGTGCCGTAAGATATTTGACCTGTAGCTAAGGTAGCATTACCACCACTTATCTGATGTCCTGAGAAAAACAGAGTTCCCCCATCACAAACTGGAGCTGCTGATGTAGTAAATTGAACACTAGCCCCATAAGCAGTGCCTACAGTATTAGTTGCAAAAGCTCTATAGGTATACAGTTGACCTGAAGTCAAACCAAGTACAAGGGCATTGTAGGTGCCTGCAGAAGTTCCTACGACAGTCTCGTTAGTAATGGTATTTGATGTCGTTGGTGTTCCCGTACCTGTGATATACACAAACCCTTTTACTGTATAATTAGGATTACCTACATTAGTTACATTCCCATTCATCACTATAGAGTTTTGAGTTGGTGATGTAGCTGCATTAGTTGTAACTGAAGGCAAGAATGTAGTAGGTGCACTAGATAATGTTGTGAATGTTTCAACAACTCCATATGCAGTTCCTTGAGTGTTTATTGCAAAAGCCCTAAATGAATATGTAGTTGAAGCACTTAATCCAGTTAAACCGCCAGAGAACTGTCCTGTACCTGTTCCTGATACACTTAAAGTGTTATCGCTTGAGTCAGGTGTTCCTGTGCCCTGCATCCAATAAAACCCCCTAGAAGTGTAGCTAGGTACACCCACATTAGTTATGGAACCTAATAATGTTGCAGAACTATTTGTTACGTTACTTTCACCATCAGTTGTGACTGTAGCTAATGAATTTGCCACTGGTGTAGTA